TCAATTGACTCTTTGATCTCTTCTGAAATCACATTGTTCTCAAATAACGATTTTAGTGCATCCAACATGTGATTCTCCTTATTATTGGAGTTTGCTTATTATATTTAATAAGCTCTCTTTGAGATATTTCTGTGCCTTAGGATCACCTTTCACCTCTTGCGCTATGCGTAAGGCATTTAATCCACCGCGACTATTCATCAGGTGTTCATAAATTGGTGTTGGGTATGCGCCAGGCGCACTGGGTTGAGCTACCATATCTACTGTGATAATCTCAAAATCCGATACTTCACCGGAGCCGTCATCTTTGACGTTTCCGGATCCGCGACTGCTAACTCCTAATTTCACTCCGCTTTCCAGCATTGTGCGAATTAGTTGTCCCATTGGGGTAGGAAGTATTTTCAACTTCCCGTAACCGTTAGGGCCGTCCATCCACATATTTGTTATCATGTGGCTGACTCGGTCCAGGTTAATTTTTAGATCATCTGGATGATCTACTTCTCCGAGAACTGAATAACCGTTTTGAATCTGATCGTTTAGGGTTTTGACAGCCTTGCCAATCTCATTCACAGGGTAGACACGCTGGTTAGCGTTACGTATACCGCCCTGGATACAAATCCCGGACATGTATAAGCTCTTCCCGTCTTTGTCATCAGACTCAACGATCATTTTTGCTTCGTTGAAACTGAGATTCTCTCGGAGATATAACATATTTTTCAATGTCATCTTCTAATTAATTGCGCCCGCCAATAAGACTTCTCTTATCAACGCCGCCTACTTCGCCCTTACCTTTTTTCTCAGCACCATGACCTGGTTCACTTTTCTTGAACGCTGTCTTGCCTGCGTTTGAGTCTTTACGGTTGTGGATCTTGCCTAAGCCGCTTGTCAAGTCACCTGATTTAGGACTTGCTAAACCACCTTCAGTGCCGCCTTTCTCTGTTGAGAATGACTTAGCAATGTTAGCACTTGTGCCACCCATTCTGTTTGGCTTAGCCACGATTGAACGTGCGTTAGCACCGTTGTCGCCGTGTTTTGGAAGACCAACTTTCTTTGTGTATTCCATCATAGCCATTGGATCTTCTTCGCTATCTAGTTCGTCGCCGCCCATGTCGTCCATTCCGCCCATGTCGTCCATTCCGCCCATGTCGTCACCGCCCATGTCGTCACCTTCTTCGTCAGCCATTAACTGTTCAAATTCAGCTTTTAATTCGTCTAATGCGTCTTCTAGGTCCATAACACGGTCTTCCATGTCACCGCCTTCTGCGTCATCTTCTCCGCCGAATGGGTCTTCTTCGCTGTCGGCGTCCATGTCATCTTCTTCGCCTTCTGCGTCATCAGCTTCTGCGTCATCTTCAGAATCATCAGCACCAAATGGATTTGCTTCTGTATCTTCTTCGTCATCCATTGACTCATCTTTTTGTTCGTCTTCGTCATCACTAAACGGGTTCTTTTCTTTTTCGTCTTCCATAAAGTCACTTTCTAAAAGTTCTTCATAGATTTCGCGTGATTTTGCTACTACGATATTGTGGAAAATTTCTTTTGCTGTTTCTTGATCTTCATTGATCAATGCCTCAAGCATGGCTTCAAATTGGGTACGGTCAGTCATTGTTAGATCTCCTGTGAATGATGGTTATACAAGGCTGTATTATATTTACACTTTAATTACAAAAGCGGTACGATATAGCCTAAAAACGACTAGTTTTTATTAAATCGAGTTATTTATGCCGCCGGTGCCGGCGTTGCATACATTGTGTTAATAAAACTTAATTCTGTTTCTTGTTCTAAGATGTGTGCTTCGCTTGATTTGCGAAGTTGGTTTATTTGACGTAGTGTCAATCTAGTTTTACGAGTATCACTTCTCTTAACTACACCTGAGTCGCGTTTAGGATCATACCGCATGTCGTTAGCGGTATGTCTAGTATCAGGGTCAATATAAAATAATTCTCTAAGGATCATGATGTATTTATGCGGCAGGTGGTGTAGCAGGGCCTGGAGCCACTGCTGGAGCCATTCCGCCAGCGGCGTCTGCTCCGTCTATATCGCCTTCCATACCGTCAGGTGCTGTTAAATCTCCTGACATACCCAAGTCACCTTCAATACCTGCGGCACTTAGTCCTGCTGAACGTAATTCTCCAGCGGCATCGGTGTATGTAGGTTGGCCTTTTCCGCTTTCTTCGCCCCACATGCGTTCATTTTCTGCTACTTCTTCGTCTGTTAGACCTAAGAATCGTTTCAACGCAAAGCGTTTTGACATGTAAGGCACTGCTTGAATGGTATTAAATGTGTTGATACGTTCACCATCAAGCGCACTTTGACGTGTACTTGCGAAGTTTAAAGGTGGATTAAACTTCAATTCAAACAAACTTGAATCAATGTTTAAGCCTTTTGCGCTCATATACATTTTAAATTCTTCATCAAACACTGATGTTACAAGACTTTGTAAGCGTTCACAGTACTTGTTAAAGCGTAGTTCTTGAATATATGCTGTACCTACTCGGCCGTCATTATATGACGCTTGCGAGTCGTCTGCGCCTGTTGGCAGATAGGAACTTGGAATGCGCAGACCACGGAATAACTTGTTAGTAAAGTACTTTAAGTCATCAATTTCACCTAAATTGGTTCCGCCTGGCAGTGTTTCTACTTTTGAACCACGACCTTCTGCTGTTTGCGGAAAGAAATAGTCTTCGTTAATACTTAAAGGGTTATATGCTGAGTCAATAACGTTTTGTCCACCACCACTTTGGCTTGGAATACGTCTTTGATGTATTTCATTCTTAACACGTTCTACAAATGCCATAGCTAAATGGCTTGGCATGTTGCCCACGTCAATGTGGAATACACGTCTTTCTGGAGCACGTTGTATACGATAGATTAAAATAGCATCTTCTAATAGTTCTTTTTGTTTATAAACTTTAAAGATGTTCTCCAATAAGCTGTTGCCAAATGGAAAGTTATTGTCTAAACCTTCGCTTAAACTTAAATGTACAATATGTTCAGCATCAATTGCGTGTTCAGTTTCGGTTGTACCAAAGCGACTACCACTAGAACTGCTAGGATAAGGGCCGCTTGACCCTTTTTGTGCGCCTTGTTGGCCAAGATATCCTGCTCCGCTAGTGATGCCGCCACCTGATTGACGTGGATTAATATTAGGAGTAATTTGTGTAGCAACTAAATTTTCAAAGTTAGGTGCTAGATCTTTAATAACATATTGCTCGGGGCTTTTACCATTACTTTCGTTTACAATGATTTTAACAATTTTACTTGGATCAACGTAAGACCATTTTTGAGTTTCTGGATCACGAATAAAGAAAGCATCACCGTATTTGAATGTGTTACGCATAATACGGAAGATACGTGTGTCAAAGAGTTGTATTTTAGTCCACTGTTGCATGTATTCGGCTAGAATACGTATTTCGGCATTAGTAGCACGATGTCTCCAGCTGACACTAAATGGAGTTTTACCGTCTTTTAATTTTTGTGTACAGAATTCAGCTAGAATATCTAGGGCCGCATTAACTTCCGGATCACTATCCATTACTTCGTACTGCTGATAACGTTCAATACGATTAGGGCTACCTGAATAAACATCGGGAAGATAGCTACTATAGTTTGATTTAGCAGGCCCAGCTTTGCTGTTATTTTCAGAACCAGAGATTGGACTTAAAGAAGACCCTACTGGTACTGGCGTAAAATACTTTTTCCAACTCATTCATTTATCCTTTAGCCAAATCTATTGCCACTTAACCCGTCAATGCCACCTGCTGTCTTTTCAGCGTGACCTGCGGTTCGAACAAGCGCATCAAGACTTTGTGCTGTTAGCTTATTTAAGTTATTTAAAGCATTTAGTACGTCACTATTGAATGAATCTGTAGCTACTGGTGGAGCAATATTAGTTGGTTCTTCTGTGGTTACCGATGTTGGTGCCGCTGATTCAGGAGGTTTGGACGATTGAGCCATAGAGGATGTAGCATTTTTTAAGTTACTAATCATATCTCTCGATGCTGATGCCGCTGAATTGTCAGCTGGTGGTATCATAGACTTAGCCATATTGGCCAACTGTCCCGGATCAGGCTGTTTAATATTACCAATCATGCTGGTAAGTTTCTTATCATCAAAGCCGCTTGGCATCTTCATATTGCTAAACGTACTAGACATCTGCTTTTGCATGTCGCCCATCATAGGTGTCATTTGCTTCTGCATGTTTTCCATCATAGGACTCATTTGCTTCTGCATGTTTTCCATCATAGGTGTCATTTGCTTCTGCATGTCCCCAAACATCTTACTTGGATCCATTCCTCCAGTTAATGATTTAACATCAATAGCTGGCGGTTTCATTCCAGCCATCATTTTGTCTAAGCCTGCTTCACCGCCAATAGCATCATATTTTTTAGCCTTTGACGGATCTAATACATTCTCACCTTTGGAAATACTCAGTATTGCATCTTTTGGTTCAAATCTTGAATTAATTTCACCTTCGGTTCCAGTATGACGCTTTGGTGGATATAAGTTCGGAACCCTCGGAGTGTTTTCTGTTTGCTGTTGGCCTAATGGTTTTTGTCCGGTAGCAGGATTACCTGCAATGTCTCCTGATGTGTATCTACCGCCGCCGACTTTTCCTGATACTTCATTTAACTTGCTAGCAAAATTATCTAATCCTTTGATAACTCCGCCAATAGCTTTAACTTCGGCGTTGATCATCTCGTCTCTAACTCGAGTATTTGCTTGATTACCTGCGGCCAATGCTTCATCACCGGCTCGTCTATTACCATTAGCATCAACACCTGCTATGGCTCTATTTGTTTGTTCTTTACTGTATGCCGCTACTTGCTGAGGATCGCCTGATAAACCTTGACGTTGAAGATCAATAGATTGTGCTTTTTCTTTTTGTAAGTTTGGCATCCTTTCTTTCATTAGTTCTAACATTGCTCCGTTAGTACCGGATGGTCCGCCTCTGCGTTCAACTTCTGCCATCTGCGTAAATTCTCTTGAACGCATCAAAGTGTTAACTTCCATCTTTGCCGTTTCAAGACGCATTTCTGCTGCCTTTTTCTCTTCTGGTGACCCGCCACGTTCAGTTACATCTTTTAAGTTTCTAATAGCGTCACTAAACTCGACACCTTGCGATCCTAGGGCGCCCTGAGTCATGGCTGCTTTATCGCCAGTAACACCCATATCAGATGCCGCTTCAAGCGCAAGATTCTGTAATGCTGGACCAAGCCCAACTAACTGGGGCATGAGATCACTTAGTGCTTCATTTTGTTTTTCATCACCTTCCAAACGCATTAGCTGCATTTGAAGACTTTCATTCATCGCACGATTTTGCTTGTTAATTACATCTGTACTTTGGCCTGTTGCTTGACTTTGCTGAATAGTACTTTCCGTCATTTTCTCAAGAGATCTTAGTGCAGCATCTTTTGCTTTTTTATCGTTTAAGTCTATATTTCCGTTTTGCGTAATCCAAGTATTAGTATAGGTAGCCAGCTGTTCCGATGATAGACCAAATGTCGATTGTAGTTGTTTAGCAACATCTGTCTTTTTAAACTCGTCCTGGAAGCTGGTTAACTTTTTCATAGCTTCGCCACTTTGGCCGCTAACGCTAATCAAGTTCTTAGCCATATCCTCTTGCTGTTTAGCAAACTGCTCTTGTGATAATCCACTTCGAGCACGAGTTTTTTCCATGTCTAGCAGGCCACCAGTAAAAGCAGTACCAGCATTTAATTGCTTTTGATAACTGTCAACTGACCCTGTTACAACTTTATCTACAGCTCCAAACGCTGCCACCGCGCTGTTTGCGCCAATTGGTAGTTTTCCTAGTGCCGCTCCAACTAACCCAACAGCACTAGCAGTGGCTGAGCTTGAACTGCCAAGTTTACTAACACCGGTTATGCCTTCCGCAAGTGCTTTGTCCCAGCCGGCTGTAAAGCCAAATGTAGTGGCCGCTGGTGTAGCAGAAGGAGTGGGAGTAGGAGATCCACCTTTTCCGCCTATTGCTTTAGCAATAGATTCCGAGAATTCGTCAACCGTCATGTCAGCAACTTTTGTTACCATTATATTTTCCTAAAAATATGCGTATATAAATACTATATGATATATTTATCCGGAGTCAAATATGGCCAATAATCCACTACAGAAGTTCTTTCGTCAACCTAAAATCTTTATTAATTTACCCAGTAAAGGTCAGTACAATAATCCCGGAGAAATTACCGGGGATGTTACTAAGTTGCCAGTATACGGTATGAATGGCATGGACGAAATACTAATAAAAACTCCAGATGCGTTACTCACTGGCGAAAGTACCGTTAAAGTCATTGAAAGTTGTTGCCCATCGATTACCGACGGGTGGACAGTTAGTAACTTAGATTTAGAATTAATATTAGCGGCTATACGTATTGCTACCTATACTAATTCTATTACGGTTGGCCATACATGTGAGCATTGTCAAA